TTGATGCCCTCGGCGAAAGCCTTGTTGTCGTTCTCCCACTGCTTACGCTGTGCGTCCGCCTGCTGCTGTCTGACGCGAGCCAGCCGTTCCTCGGGACCGAGAGCAGCCATTGCCGCAGCGTTGTTGCCCTCAATGTTTTGAAGTGCCTCGGCGAGCCTTAAGTTCTCTTCTCTGGCAGCACGCAATCTGTCGAGTTCGTCCATTTGATTGGACAGAGCCCGGCCCACATTGTCTTCAAGTCTGACTCGATAGCCTTCGTCGCGCTTGACTCGCCCGAACTCATCGAATGCCTGTTGCAGAGGCACTTCCCCGGTCTGTCCGTTCCGTGTAAGAAATGCTCGCGCCGCTGGTGCCGTTCCAGCTTCCTGTGCCATGACGTTTTCACGCAACATCCCGGCCATCAGAGCGTCTTGGCGAATCTTGATCTTCTCTTCGATGATTCGCTGCTCTGTGACTGCGTTATCACGTTCCCTGGCGATCCGCTGAGCATTCCCCTCGCGGGCTAGGTCGTTCAGCTTCATTTCCCGATCATGCGCAGCCTGCAAGGCATCGAGGCGAGCATTAAGTGCCGTCTGTAGATCTTGCGTCCGCTGCGTCAGCGTGTTGGTGGCCTCCTCGGATCGGAGCAACGCCGGAATCAGAATCCCAGCCAATGCACCGCCGACCGATGTGACCGCCATCCCCATCGGGCCAAACGCAGCACCCAGCATCTGCACGTTATTTGCCACGCCACCAAACGCCCGAGCCGCAGCGTTCGCCCCGCCCATCTGAAGAATGGACATGAAGTCCTGAAGGGCGAAGCCAGCCTGCTGGAAGACTTGGGGCGAGAATGCCTTGGTCATCGCAGCGTTAGTCTGCACCGCGACGGTCTGCGCCTGCTGGGCACCTTGCGCGAAGCGGCTGCTATCCATCGAGAGATACGCCACCAGATCGCCTACGACGGCCATCTAGACACCCTCCGCAATTCTGCGAGCATTTGCCCGCTGTTCGGCCTCGGTCTGCTCACGCTCAAGCTGGATGCCCGGAAGATGCTCTCCAGGTGTGACCTCGACTCCATGCGACGCCGCGAACATCCCCAAAAACGTCGCCAACTGGGAGACAAGACCGCGACAGCCGAGAGGTTCCGCCGCGTCGTATGCCATCCAGCCCTCGACCTGCTCCGGGGTGAGTTCCGCCGCCATCTGCGCCACGTCTACGACCCCGAGAGCCGCCGCCAAGCGGTAAAGGAACATCTCCCGAGGTCGCCGGATCAGTTTTTTGCCTCAGTCTCCGTCTTCACCGTTGCCGAAAACCCAACGTGGTCCCAGCATGCGTCATAAAGGAACGCTGAGTCGGCGGAATCCATGTTTTCGAGGATGATTCGCTCGTCCCCAGGCTTCAAGAGTGGCTTGCCATCGGCATCGACCACACACAGGCAGATCAATCTGGCCTTGCCATCCTCCAAACGCCCAGGCAACAGCTTACCATCGCGCCCGAACCGCGAGTTTTCGTAGGTCGTCCGCTCCAATTCGGTCAGAGACTGCAATCGGACAGTCTCGCCAGTGGTCGGCAGCGTCACTTCGCGGTGTCGTCGCTGTGCCGGTCGGAGAAAAGTCTCCCGGGTTGCCAGTGCCATCTCTACTCCTCGTGGTGAATGAGCCCGTAAGCCTGCGCCAGTCGCAACATGTGCCGCCCGTGGGCTGTTTCCGGGTCGGCATTCCTCGCCTCATCCGCGATTCTGTCCATCGCGTCTGGCCGCTTCTTTGTGTCGGCCTCGTAGGCCGCGTGGCATTCCTCGTCTGCGGGCTCTGCGTATGGCGGATTAGCTCCGAACTGCCAACAGCACAGCATCCACGCGTTACGGTCCTCGATGACGGTCCCGACTGGCAACATGACGTGGTAATCATCCACGCCACACGCAGCGACGTATGGGGCACTCCTGTCGCCCACAACGACACCGGAAGGCATCTCCCACCGAACTGGACTCGGCGAAATGTCGTACTTGACGTTATGGGCCAGTGCGGGGCGGATCAGTCGGCATTTCATGTGGGGAAGGTCGTCGAGCCAGAGATGCGGAACCCTGCGTCAAACTGCAACGGGTTTCCTTCGCTGCTGTTCGCCTTGAACGACTCGCAGAACGCCGTAAACGTCCATGTAGACGCCCCGGTATCTGGCCAAGCAATCGACGCAGCCCGCGACGTGATAGCGGTATGGTCGGTCGTCAACGCCTTGTGGGTCGAGGCAGCCGGATCAAAGAAGCCCGAGATTTTGGGTTGACCAAATTCGATGAAGCCGGTCCCGATGTATTCGTCGCCAACCGAGGAATCCAATGCCGTGACCTTGGTCATTCCGGCCTTCGACTCGCCCGATTCAATGCTTCGGACCTGGGCAATCGTCGTCAGGACAGACGAGATGGTCCACTTGAACGCTGTACCCTTGGACGCAATCTTGGCCATTACGGCGTCTCCGTGTAATGCACGAGGTAGATGAGGTCAACATGGTAAAAGCCATCGTCCGAATCATCGCCGTATGGCACGAACTCGACTTCCCGGGACTGCAACTCTGCCCCCTGAATCTCGATGCCCGAGACAGTCCCTTCGTAGCCCGCGAGTCCCGAGGGGCTGCCGCTGCTGTTGTTGCCGTTGATCGCTACCGCCAGACTCCGAGCAGTTGCCAGCGACTCGGCGAGCGACACAATTCGGATGCGACAATCGACCAGCCCGCCCTGATACTCGATGTCGTTATTGACCGTCTCCGACTCGACCTGCAATACGACAGCCGGGAGCTTGTCTTGCTGGGCTAGCTTGTACGGTCGCACTGTAGACGTAATCGCAGTGACTGCCGTCTGTGCCAGGAGTCTTGTGCGGAGCGAGTCTTCAATCGCCATTAAGCACCCCCGCAGTTTCCATTGCTCCGGGGATTCCCTTGGAGTCCAGATTGGACAGTGACTTTCGTGCCACGTCGATCATGCGTTGCGTAACAGACGATTGGCCGAAACTTTGCACAAAGCCGCCGAACTTCTCTTTACGGATCATACCCGTATAGCGTCCCTTCGGCTTCTTGCTGAAGAGTTGCCGTGTCTTTCCGAGCAATGTCGTTGACGAAGGTTTCGCTTCAGCCTTTAGATATCGTTTCTTCGTCCCAAGGGCGAACCAGTGCAGGTTAGCAGCACTGATGCCAACACCCTTTCGGACGCTCTTCTTGCCCTTCTTCCCCTGCCACAATGCACGCGGTCCAGTCCTCTTGATTGATGCGCGAAATGCCTTCCCGACAGCAACACCGGCTTTGCCGTCGGCCTTGTTCTTTCGCGTCCCCCTCTTCATTCGCCAACCGATGCCCTTATCGAGCGTTCGTGGGCGGATGCTTCGCTTGATGTGTCTTCGGATGTTCGATGCAGCCTTGCGACACCCTGCGGCAATGCACATATTCGCGACCTTGTTCGCGTGGATCGTGTGCATGTAAGACAAGGCATGATCCAACTCGGCCACGCCAGTCAGTACCACTTTCGGTTCAATCATGGCAGCGACTCCGTAGCCAGTATTCGCAGTGCCTTACGGTTGCCGTCTTGGTCGATAATCGCCCCGATGTTCAAGATCCTCGATCCGATCTTCGCACGCCACAGCGATGGCACAGCCGCTGCCAGTTCCGGCGTGTAGTCGCAGTTCAAAACGTGCGAGATGTCCGCGCCAAGCTGGATGAACAAGAACGATTCCCGCCCGCCGCGTGCCTGAAGCGAGACCCAGCGGAAGAACTGCGTAGACCACGAGTCCACAGACTGTCCGTCGGTGTTCGTCGTCGGTGTGTTCTTTTGGAACTCGACGCGGGTAGTACGATTGCCCGCAGTCATGGCCACCTGCTTAGGCATAATCACCCCACTTGAGGCGACCGACGAGGGCATCGTAAGACAGCTTCACATCGTGGGTCACGTTGTCGGCGACAGCTTCGCCGTACCGATACCAGTGGCTCGCCAAGAGTCGCATAGCTTGCTTCGCATCCTCGGGCACAGCCGACGCAGCACCGTAGCCCACGACTGCCGTGAGCTCGACAGCATTGAACCGCTCGTAGGTCGTCGGCCAGGTCTTGCCAAACGCGGGCCGGATAAGTGCGGGCTCCGCGTAAAGATCGCTCTCGTATTCGGTGGATGCGAGAGTCTGTTGAACGTTCAGCGAGTCGTAATAGGTGATCGACGTGATGCTCTGCACGGGAGCAACTGGCAGCACGATATAGGTCGGAAGAAAATCCATCGCCACGACCACGGTCTGCGTGCAGAACGCCCGCCGCGTGTCCTTCTCCAGCATGATCCGAGCCGCAGTCAGATACGACTGCAACTTAGAATCCTCGAAGCCCGAGTCGATCCGGGCATGCAACTTGAGATCCTCCACCGAAACCGGCTCGACCACTGGGCCAACAGACACACGCCAAGCGTGCCTGACGCTATCCATTGAGACCAGTGGTTGAGCACGATTCCAGGGCATCTTACTTCCCTCGGCTACGACGCCGCTCCATCACTGGGCGAGCGTCTGCGGTTTCAACAACGTCTTCGACAAGCCGGGCCATGCCTCGGCGGATCAGCACATTGGCCACGCCATCGGCCATGTGCATCACCTTACCCGGCTTGTGCCCGAGCCAGCCCTTGAGCAGTTCCACCTTCATCAGGCGGGCACTCGCAGGATGTTCGCGAAGCCACGCTCCGTCGCCGAGACCGGGTAGTCCTTGGCACGCGACAGCAGGGCGAACGCCGTGAGATAGGTTCCCGCCGAGCCATCGCCAGCGGTCGCGACGAGGTCGAAGTACCGCTTGCGTCCGCGAAGATCGACCTCGAAGACGAAAGCCTTGTTGTCGTCCGTCGCACTGGGCAGAGCCGATGTGGTTCCGCCAATGCCAACAGACGTGCCGTAGACCAGCCCCGTCACGTCGGCGTAGCTGCCGTCCGTGTCGCTCTCTTGGAGCTTCAGCGCGGCCATGGCGATATCGGTGGCACCGAGGTAGACGAACACCCGAAGGTAGTCGTAACCCTGCGTGTCGATGCTCGCCGTGGTGTAGCTGGCGTTATCGACGATCAGCCCCGGGGGAGTGATCGAGACGAACTTGTCATTTTGGGCGGTAATCATGCTGCAATTCTCCTTACGATCCGGGGGTAGACAGCATGATGACCGGGCCAGCCTCGGAGGCAGTCCCCTTCTCATGCACGTTCAGGTCAAAGCGCTCCGTGCCCTTGATGGCAAGCTGGTCGAACTCGAAGTATCGCGAGGCATCGACCGCAATCGACACGCCGCGACGAGTTCCCATCGACGCCGCCAGCCGCAGGTCGCCGAGGTAGGCCAGCCCATCGGTCGAGGCTTGGTCGGTGAGCGTCGAGTTCATCACCTGACTGATCGTCACCGGGAAGCCAAGGAACTGGAGAGGAGCACCCTGCGCGATCTGGGCAACCGTGTTGCCGCCCGCCGCTTCAGCGAGACGCAGCATCGAGTTCGCCCATCCTTGCCGCGAGATGTACCACCGCGCACCAGCCACAGCGTACTCGGGCAACTTCCCAACCATCGCCTCGAAGTCTTCGAGATCGAGGGTCTTGAACGCGAGGTTGCCGCCCGTCGCAGTCACCTTGCTACCAGCAGCAACCGCCGACTTCAGGCCGACGATGCCGCCGTAGGTGGAAGTACCGTCACCCAGGAAGAGGCACTCGTCCTCCTTCTTGGCGAACGCGTAGGCGATCTCACCAGCCAGGTCGTCGGCCAGGTTGACGATGCTGTCTTCGGTGATCTCGCTCGACATGCGACACATGGCCGCCAGCTTGCGAGCCGTCAGACTGACCGCGTCCCAATTCTTGTCGCTCGCCGTGATCTCGCCATTCTCGCCGACGAAATAGGCGGTCACGCCACCGGCACGCCGGGGGATAACCATCGAATCCGACGCCATGGGCCGGACGAACACCGACTGGCGGGCGACGCCATAGGTCTCGCGCAGGTCGATGATGGCGGTCTCCATCTCCTCGGGCACGAGGTACCCGCCAAGCGAGTTGGTGGTCGTGGCCAGAGCACGGGTTTCGATCCCGCGATCCTCGCACCACCGCCGAGCCTGCTCGTTGTTTCCGATGGTCGCCGCGATCCACTGGCCAGCGGTGTAAGCCCGCTCCTCAGCCGATACGCCGTTCTCAGCCTTGAAGTTCTTGACGCGGGCCGACCGCAGAATCCGGGGAGCCGCGATGGTCTTCTCGGTCGGCACCAGCACAGCCGGAGCAGCCGGGGAGGTCTTGCGTCCCTCGGGCACCGCGAGGCTGGCCTTGTCGGCGATCAGCTTGACCAGGCGTTGCTCCTCGACGTGGGCCGCATCAGCAGCAGCCATCGCCGAGTTGTACGACTTGTTCTCTTCCTCGGTGACCGCACGGGCCTCAGCCCCGGCCTTGGTAACGATGGTCTCGGCCTCGGCCAGAGACGCAGCCCGCTTCTCGCGGGTCTTGTTCAGCAACTCTTCGAGCATGTCGCTCTCCTTTGGAAAAGAGTCAGCGACTGTCCGAACGTGCGGGCATCGGTCGCCGACAGGGTGCAAAACACACACCTGCTGGCAATCGTGATGCCCGACTTAGGCCGGGATATCTCGACTGCTCACGCTCCCCGGGGCGATCTTGTGACCGGTGCCCGAGTCGCGGAAGGTATCAATGAACGAATCGTACCACCGAGGTACTCATCGTCAACGCCAAATCTAATTTGACTTCAACGCCTTCGCCTTGGCGGTTGACCAATCGCGGGCAGCATCACCGCCCCACAGTTGCCAGGCGACGTAGCCCGGGGTCTCTTCGCCACTCTTGTCCCATCCGGCCTGACGGTCGGTCGCATGCCGCGCGAACCACGCCGACATCTCGATGACGTGATCGGGAGTCAGTGCCTCACGTCGGGAGATGATGCCTGCTCGCCTCACCGTCTCTGGCTTGAGCCCGTCCCCCGACCGCCCGGCCTCATGCAGCCTGAGCCCCTCACGAGCCGCCGCAGCCATCCCCGCCGTGGGCCGAGTCGAGACAGCCGCCCGACTCTCCGAGACCGTCAGCCGGTCATACAGAGCGTCAAGCGATGGGGCCTGCTGGGCAGCCTGAGCACGGGCCAGGGACCGCAACGCTACCTCGGTCGCACGGTACGCAGGGTAGGTCACCGCCGACACGTCGAGCAGATCGACCGCGAGGAGGTCTCGCACTTGGCCACCGCTTTCCTGTCGCCAGTTGTCGCGACGGGTGATGAATCCGAACGACATCTGGGAGAGATCGCCACGCCGGATCTTCGGCACGATCCGCTGTACGTCCGGGTCGCTCGGGTCGAGGTCCGCATCGATCACGAGTCCCCGGCTGTCTTCCTTGAGGCGCAGTGTCCCCGAGGTAGTGCGGGCCAGCGGGAGCCCCTCGTGATTGAGCAGGAACCGCACGTCGGCACCCTGGGCCAGCGAGTCGCGAAATGCCCCCGGGCGGATGACCTCCCGGAATGTCCCGTTGTTCCCGGGCAGTTGCTCAGACAACGAATTGAAGACAGCCGCGTAACCCCGCAGCGTCAGCTTGCCAGTCTCGCCCTCGGCCCGCAGTTCCAGACCCTCGGCAATCAACGCTCGTTCTTCGCGCTCACTCACAGCAGACCTCCCGAGAGAATGACCGAATCGCTTCCAGGTTCCAACCGCTCACCGTGTTCTCGACCATCGCGGGGAGCAGGTCCGCAGTCGCCTTGCCTGCCACCTCCAGCAGAGACTCCCGCCGCTGCCGGATGTGCTGCTCGACGATGCCAGCCGTATCGAGTTGCCGACCGGTCGCCAGCGTGTACGCTCGCACGATTGGACCGAGGGTCTCGACCAGTGCCGACCGATGATCGGTGTAGAACTCATCGAGCCATGCGAGGAATTTGCCCGGCTTCTTCGCCGCGTTCATGGCCTGCAATGCTTCCTTGTTGCTCAGCTTGCCCATGGCACCCGCAAGCACCTCGACGAATGCCGCTCTGATCTGCTCGTCCCGTGGCGGGTCTGTGTCGTCCTCGTCATCCACGACCAGCGTCTGGCTTGCGACCGGTGCCGTCTTCGGGGTCGCTGCCATCGCCATCGAGATCGGCACCATGTTTCCATTCACCAAATAGGCGTCGCCTTCGTCTCCCGGGATCGGGTCCATGCCTTCCTCATCTCGGATCTCGTTCGCGGACATCCACCCATTCTGCCGGGCCACAGCATACGCCGCGAATCGGCTTTGGCGATCTGCCAAGGACAGGTCGTCAATGTCTAACTCGGTGTAGTGCGTCGCCTTCTCGGTCCCGGTCAACAGACGACGTTGGGCCTCTTGCTCCATCGCCACCGTGATCGGGCGGATCGTATACGTCAGGTACTCCAGGCTCTGGTGCTCGATGTTCCCGAATGTCGCCCGGCTCAAGTCTCGCAGAAGGTGCGGAGGCAGGTTGAACCACCTCGCAACCTCGGTCAGTTGGAACTGCCGCTGTTCGATGAGTTGCGTATCGGTCGCGGACATCTGGATAGCCTGGAACTCCATGCCCTCCTGGAGAACTGCAATCCGCCCGGCATTGTTTGCTCCCCGATGCAGTGCCTCCCACTCGCCCCGGATGTTCGCCCGAGCGTCGGCGGTCAGCTTGTTGGGGTGCCTGAGAATCCCGCCAGGTTGTGCCCCATTGGCAAACGAACTCGCCGAATACTTCTCGATCCCCAGCGTAAGCCCAATCGAGTCCTTCGCCCGATGCACCAGCCCACGACCCACCACCCCGTCTCCAGCCATCAGCGGCACATGGTAGATGTTGGCCGCTGGCAACTCCGCCTCGATCTGCCCCGTCTCGTTGCGAACGCGGTACATCAGCCCGCCGCCGTTGCGGTGGATCTCGACTCGCCCGGGATGGATCGGCCACAGCGACACGGGCCGACCTGCACCGTCTCGCTCGATCTCCGCAATCATATTGCCGTGCAGGTAGTAGCTCGTCAGCATCGCCACCCGCCACGAAAACGCGGTCATCTCGGGATTCGGTTCGCGGTCCAGCAGGTACGCCAGCGGATGGTCGTAGAGCTCGACGTCGGATTCCCCGCGTCGCTCGTAGACTTCCCATTGGATCTGCCCGATTGTCTCGGCGATGATCCTGATGGCCGCGAACACCGCCGACGATGTAAGCACCGTCGATTCGTTGACCGGCACCCCGGCAGCAGATCGGGAGAGCAGTGCGTCGGCCACCTGCTGCGGCATCGCACGCGACGACGGCGCGATCCACTGGGCGAGACTCCGACGGACATTTGCCAACATCGTCATAGCAACAGGCTCCCCGAAGTCTCGTAAACCGACCCGCTCTGCATCTCCGCCATCGCCAGCCCCAGCGACATGATCGTCGTGACCACTCCGTCGATCTTGTCCGCTGACCGATGTTTGCTCGGCCTGATGTTGTCGTTGTTGTCTCGGAACGCCGCGACGTTGCCCACCATCCACCGCAGCACAGGGTCGCCATCGTGCTTGATTGTCGCATTCCCGACCCGTCGTTCGAACTCCTTCGACGGTGCAGCGAACGACCCGATATTCTGGCGGAATTCTCGCAGTTTGTCTTCGGGAAAGCCAGACTGAACGAGCATCTGTGCCATCGCTCGGGCCGGTCCCCAGGGGTCGTAGGCCAGCACCTGGAGATCGAAACGCTCCATCAGTTCGAGGATGTCATCAACGATCACGCGATAATCGGTAACGTCGCCCTCGGTTTGCTTGATGAGACCCTGCTTGCCCCAGTTCTCGACGGTCACGCGGTCAGCCCGGGCCTTGATATCCCTCGGGGTCTGTGGCATCCAGTAGCGATTGAAGACGTGGTAGTCGTTGTCACGTCGGAACAGCAGCGAGAGGGAGTTGATGTCCCGCGTCGATGCAAGATCGAGGGACGCCCAACACGGTTCGCCCGCGAACTCATCGAGGGTGATGTCTGACTGGCACTTGTCCCATGCGTCAAGCTGAATCCAGCGGATGGCTTGCTGCGTCCATTGATTGAGGTAGAGATTGCGGAAGACGTTTTCGTGGGCGGGATTGTGTTGGGCCGCTGTGCATTCCTCCCGCAGGAACTCCAGACTCACCGACACCCCGAGATTGGGGTTCGCTTTCTTCCACACCTCTTCGCTCTTCCAATCGTCCTTTTCATCGGCCCCAAAGATGACCGCGTAGAACGTCGGGTCAGAGTCAGGATTGGCAATCGCTGCCTTGGCCCGCTGGTGCATCTCCCAGCAGATCGAGGACCGATCATGCCCCGCAGTTGTGATGGCCACCACGAGGGGTTGCCGTCGAGCACCTCGCCCCGACAGCATCGCGTCCCATAGGTCACGATTCGGCTGCACATGGAGTTCGTCGAAGATGATGCCGTGAGGCGAAAGCCCGTGGCCTCTGTAGGCATCGGCACTGCATGCCTCATACCAGCCGCCATTGGCTCTCGCCTTGATCTGATACTGACGCAGTTCGGCTTTGTCTTGGAGTGGCTGGCTTCCCTTCTCGATCATCGCCCGCGCCGCGTTGAACACGATGCGTGCCTGGTCACGGTCGCCCGCACATGAGTAGACCTGTGGCCGTTGCTCCTTGTCGCAGAGCAGCAGGTACAACGCGATCCCCGAGGCGAAACTCGACTTGCCGTTCTTGCGAGGGACTTCGATGTAGGCGATGCGATATCGACGCGTGCCATCGTCCCGCAACCACCCGAACACATCGCGGACAATCTTCCGCTGCCACTGCTCGAGCGCGAACGGCTTCCCCGCCTTCTCGCCCTCAACGAAGGTCAAGAGTTGAGTGAAGAATCGCTCCGCTCTGTCGGCGGTGTCGTTGCAGAATCGGTAGCCCATCAGTCGAGCAGATCAGCCCCAGGGTGAGAGATGGTCACGTTGACGGTCTTGGATTCACTCGCTGCGTTCTGCCCGTTCATGCTCACGAGCACCTTCGCGGCATTGATGCGTGCCCGGTCGTCGTGAGCCTCAGACAATGCGATCATCGCCATTGCTCCGGGGAGTTGCGCGAGCACATGCTCGGGGATGTCCCACCTGTTGCGGATGGCCTGCTGGATGAGTCGCAAATCACGAGACGCCGTACGCTGATCGACCAGCCCATCTGCCGCAGTCAATTCACCCGTCTCACCCACTGCATCGCTCCATCCAGAATCACTGTCTCCCCCAATCCCCCTGGACTGGGAACTTTTAGAGGTCCGAAATATGTAGCCGAG